CTGACCATTATAAATCATATATGTCTGATAATCATAATGCCAAGATTCTTTTAAACCGAAACTTCCACCACCCCAACTAATTGAGAATGGGACACCGATTTGTTTTTCTTTATCATTAGCAAATGATTTAAAATAGTATTCAGGAAATTCCTTAATCATCCAAACAGCACGACCATTAATGTAGAATATCAATTTACCTGTTCTTTGTGGTGTACATTCCAATAATGCTGGGTCAGAAACTACTTCGTCAGGTGTGAATACCATTGCAATCATTGTGAAACCAGTTGCAGTAATAATTACTGGTGATGAATTGGTTACAATAAGACCGTCTGCATTGATATATTTATAAGCAAGTCTTCTATCTTGTGTTAATTCAAATGCGATTACATTATTCTTAATATTATCAATTGCAGGTGATTGTATATATTCAGTTTTCATCATATCTTCAGGTGAACTGAAGCTACTTTTAAGCACTTCGGTTTGAACAAATGCATTTAATCCATTGTCAAGACTTGTAGTTACTCCAGACATTACAGTAGCACCACTTGTAGTTTCACCACTGAAATATGGATTATATTTGTCTTCTGCACGTGCGCCCATCATATAGAATATACCAGACGAACTTGGTGATAGATTTACCAGAGTCTCAATAGTAATTCCCATACCATATCTCGATGGTAGTAATTCATAATTATAACCATTAAGTTTAAAGAAACCCTGAAGATATCCACCGTTAAGTTGGAAATAGTTACCACTTGTACCAGTTGCAGTAATACCACTTATTGGTAAGAACTGAGTTACAGCAGTAAATCCCGAAGTTTGACCAGTTGTTGGATTTTGAACCAAGTTATAACCAACCCTATACATTGAAAATAGATTGTCTTGTGGTGTAATAGTAATACCACTCCACATAATATTGGTTCTGCCATTATCAAATGCAGTTAGACCGAAATCTTGGAGATTGATATTGTCTGAAATTGCACCAGACCATTTAGTTAAGCTAATTGAGGTTAAACCTGAGTTTAAGTCCCAAGATTTTAGGTCGGTAAGGTCAATATGTATTGCCAGATTACTGGTAATTATATCATTTAGGCATTCTAAATTCATTTTGTTCAGGAATTTATAATAAATACTAAAACCGTTTGAATATAATTGAGTATTTATTAAAAATGATTTAATTTATGTTTTTATTAGAGAACATTGTTTTTCAGGAAGCTGTTAATTTTTTAATGGAAAGTTCATTAGATGGTGAACAGAAGAAAAAAACAATCGAAAAATTAATGCTCGATTCCAGAGTATTAACATTTAGTAGAGATAATAGTAAACTTGGTAAAGACGTAGCGGTTTTTGCATTACCTGCTGGATGGACATGTCCATTTGCAAAAGATTGTAAAATGAAGGTTGATAGAAATCGTGATGATAATGGTAAAATTGGAATGAAAGCTGGTGAGGACATTAAATATATGTGTTATGCTGCTTGGATGGAAGTTAAATATGACAAATTACGAAATAATCATTGGCACAACTACGATTTATTACAAGAACAGCAGTCTATGAATGGTATGATTGATTTAATTATTAAGTCAATTGACTATCATTTTAAAACAAAAGGTTCTACAGATTCGATAAGAATCCACGAATCTGGAGATTTTTACAATGGCGAATATCTTCAGGCTTGGATTGAGGTTGCAAGAAGAAAACCAAATATCGAATTTTATGCATACACCAAATCCTTACCTTATTTAAAAAAGTTTGAAGCCGAATTAAAAGGAACTCCAAATCTAAAAATTAATATCAGTACTGGTGGTTCAAGACCTGATTTGGAAAATGAACTTGGCTTACCAAAAGCACACGTATATAATACACCTGAAGAAGTTTTTAAAGCAGGGAAACTTGTTGACCTTGATGATTCCATTGCTAAAGATAAAAATAATGTAGAAGATTTTGCACTAATGGTGCATGGTACACAAACAAAAGAAGTAGATACTCCAGATATCACAAAGAATAAGATAAGAAATGAAGTATTTATGAAATACAATAAGTATAAAAAAGCATTAAATGCTGAGTTAGGATTGGATGATAATCATGAAATCAGTAATGATGAAGCAAAAGAACTAACAACAGAGATAAAAAAATTATTCAGTGCAAATAAAATCGCAAAGGGCAAGGCTGATGTTTTATTAGAATTGCTTAGAGCAGTAATAAAGTATAATAACTACAGATTTGATAAGAGTCTATTAGCTATTGTACCAGATAAATTTAAATAAATAAAATCAAGAATATGAAAAGAAATGACAAACAAAGACTCTTCGAAGTTATGAGTAGACTCGATAAGACCTTCAAACCTAAATTGAATGAAGAATTTGGTGCTGAAGCAACTGAAGAACCTGCAATGGGTGGTATGGAAGAAATTCCTGCTGAAGAACAAGAAAAATCTCCTGAAGAAAAACTTCAAGAATTGACAGCTAAAGTTGATGAACTTTATGCTTTACTTCATGGTGAAGAATCGGAAGAAGTACCTGCTGAAGAAACTGGTGAAGAAGCACCTGAAAACCTTCAAGAATGGAACTTCGACAAGAAAAAAGGTGATAAGAAAGAAGAAAAACCTGAAGGTAAAAAACAGTTCAATTTCGACAAAAAAGATGGTAAAGAATCTAAAGAACATGAAGAATCTGAAACTCCTGAAGAAGAAGAAAAAGAACACAAGGAAAAAAAGGAATTAGACGAAGCTAAACCTAAAGTACCAGTAGCTGCAATTGCAAAAGTTGGTAAATAAGACTTAAATCTATTTTCATGAAAAAAGCTAATAATAAACAGAGGCTTTTTGAGGTTATGTCTAAAGTTGATAAGACTTTTAAATATGACCTCAACGAAGTTTCGACAGGTTTGGCACAACGAGCATTTAATACCACAATACGTGACAAATGGTCTGGAAGTAATTCAGAAATTACACAACGTAAAGCAGGACATCAAATGGATAAATTTTCACAATACATTAATCCAGAATTAAAGAAATATGTAATGGGGAAATTTGCTGATGTTGAAGGTTTTGAAATGTATTCTTCCAATGGTGCTGAAGTTGTTTTAAATTTTCCAATTTTGGATAATCCAAATATTGAAAGAGTAAAGGTTGCTGTGGGTCCTGAAAATTCTAAAGTAATTAAAGTTGTTACTGATAAAAATGGTGGAAGACCTGAAGAATTAGAGGGTGGAAGTGAATTATTATCACCGAATCATGTAAGTATTTTACCTACAATCATTAAAAGGATTCAAGCTGATATTCGTGGAGAAAAAAGTTTATATAATCCAGCTAAACCTGAACCAGTTGCAGCACCCGCACCTGAACCAGTTAAACCTGAACCAGTTGTTGAACCAGCTAAACCTACAGGATTTTTAAATAAGATTAAAAGTAAATTCAAGGAATAATTTTTATTGAAATGGTTGAGAATAAAAAAAATCCACGTTCATGGTCAAGTAGATATTGGAAAGGTCACAACATTTCTGATGTATTAAAAGAAGTTGTTGAACCTGATAATGTTGATGTGTCTACTATTCAAATGCATGACACGTTAAATCCTCTCATTTGGGAAACCGAAGATAGTTTAAAACCAGAAGTTAGGAAGACATTATTAATGAATGCTAAGAGATTCATAGAATTTTGTGATGCAGAAAACCTTAAATTCAATGACGTAATATTAACAGGTAGCTTGGCAAATTTTAATTATAACGAAAACTCTGATTTGGATGTACATACAGTTCTTGATTTTAGCCAAATCTCAGAGAATAAGGAATTTGTGGGTGATTTCTTTAAGTTAAAAAAACAATTGTGGACAAATGAGTTACCAATTCAGGTAAAGGGGTATGACGTTGAAATGTATTTCCAAGATTCTGCAGAGCCACATCATTCATCTGGAACATATTCCTTAGTTAAGAACGAATGGATTAGAAAACCAACAAAGAAAATTATAAACGTTGATTCTGCTGATGTTCAATTAAAGGCTGCAGACCTTATGAATGCCATCGATGACTTGGCAAGCAATAAGAGTAAAGACGATTTCCTAAAAAAACACGATGCGCTTAAGACCAAAATAAAAAAATACAGACAATCTGGACTTGATACTGGTGGAGAATTTTCAACAGAAAACCTCGTATTTAAAATATTAAGAAACTCTGGCTATTTGGAGAAAATGGTTGAGATTAAAAATGAATACCTTACCAATGAATTGAGTCTAAATGAATTCATGATTTAACTATGAAAAAATTTATAGTAACAACAAAGCAGTTAAATGAATACGTAGAGAGAAAAAAATCTGAAAAGATATTCTACGATATCATGGAATCTATGCACAAAAATGTGAAATACTTAAACGAAAACGTTTCACAGAAAAAAGCAAACCAATCGGTTATTGACGATTACATGAGAAAAGATTTAATCACACAGAGAGTTGCTGAAATGCTTGTGAAGAATAAAATAACTGACGAATCGGGTCAAATTATATAGCAACTCAATTTTTTTGGTCACAATAAAGTATTTATAAAAAAATATAAGTTTAAAATAACAAAAAGTAAATAATATTCAAATGAAAAAACATACATCAGAAGAGGCATATTACGAAAGACTAAGAAACTTAGCTCAAACTAAGAAAACCTCATTAAAGGAATCTCGTACATTGGGTACTTTGATTGATTATAAAAGAGCAGCAGATGGTATTGCTTATGGTATAATTAAAGAACAGCACCATTATTATGTAAAGAAAGCTGGTCTTAAACAAGACCCAAGTGTTTCTGATTTTGCATACATTGGTGGATTGGAAAACATTACTGGTTTCCAATACAAATCATTAAGCGAAGCAGATAAACAGAGAAACATGATGTTTCGTACAATAAATGAAGCTGTTGTATCTAAACCAAGCAAAACTGGTAGCAAGAAAAGACTTAACGAAGATAAAGCAGGTCAGGAAATTGATAATGCTGAAAGCAAATTAGGTGATTTAGATGCTGCAACTGCAAGTGCTGAAGCTCCTGCAGAAATGCCAGCACCTGAAGGTGGTGATGAAATGGCTGCTGGATTAGGCGATATGCCTGCTGATAGTCCTGAAGGTGGTGCTACTCCAGAAATGGGTGGTGACGAAATGGGTGCTGGTGCTGAAGGTGGTGCTACTCCAGAAATGGGTGGTGACGAAATGGGTGCTGGTGCTGAAGGTGGTATGGAAGATGCTGCTGGTGCTGGTGACGAAATGGGTGGTGACCCTGAAGCTGCTGGTGACGAAATGGGTGCTGGTGGTGGTGCTGAAGGTGGTGATAAAAGTATAACTGTTGTAGAAATTGAAAAAATGACTGGTAAACTTACCAATCTTATTCGTAAAACAGACCTTGAGCCAACTTTAGTTAAATCATTGGTTAATAGTTTACTTACTTCATTCGAAGATAAGTTGGATAATGACGAAATTGAAATCGAAGATAAACAAGAAATGGTTGATAAAATCATGGGTCGTACAAGTGACAATGCTGAGGCTGATTTAGAAGCTACAATGCCTGCAGAAGACGGTGCAGAAGTTCCTGAACCTGAAATTGCAGAAGCAAAATGCTCAGAATGTGGCACATTTGCACAATATGCTGAATCACGTGGTTATGGAAGTGCAGAATCTCTTATGGAATGTGGCGAAGAAGAAGTTGGTAACCTTGTAAGTGGTTATGCAAATGCTCATGGTGAAGGTCAGAATGATGGTGACATGGAAGGTGTTGCATTGGTTATTAAAATAGTTAATCCTGAAATCTTAAACCAATTAAGGGGTGACTATGGACACGAAGAATATGCAGACAAACTTCAACCACATGTTGATGGAATGAACGAAAGCTCAGAAGAAGATAATATTGCACAACTTAATGAACTTTTCGGTTCATTTGGTGCTGGAATGAAAAACGTATTTAATAAAGGTGCTGAAAAAATCGGTGGTGCTGTTCAAGCAGGTGCTGAAAAAGTAGGTAATGCAGCAAAGAGTGCATATGATGCTGGTGCAGAAAAAGTTAACCAAGTTAAACAAGGCGTTCAGAATGCAGCACAAGGTGTTCAGAAAGCATACCATACAGGTGCACTTAGTAACGAAATGAAAAAAGCTAACGAATTGGGTAATCAATTTGCTGCTCAAATTAAGTCATTGAATGACAGAATGGTAAAAGCAGGTCAAGAACCTGTTAATGTTGGTAGTTTATTGACTGGCGTAAAAAATCAAATCAATAGTGGAACTGGTGTTAACGTTGCTGGAACTAAAGCAGGTAAAGGAATCAGAACTGCTGAAGGTTTAGACCCTGCAAACGTTGAAACTCAACCAATGATGGAAGTACAGGTTGCACAGAAAGCTGGTAAAAAACTTAGCACAAGTGCTCCAGTAAAGCCAATCACAGAAGAAGAAGAACCTGAAGAAATTGAAGGTAGTGAAGAAAAGAAAGAATTTAACTTTGCTCCAGAAGGACAAGTATTAGGTGGTGCAATGGTAAAACCTGATGGTGCTCCTACAACTGGTGTTGACATTAATATCAATCCTGATAAGAGTGTTAATATATCAATGAACGAGAACGAAGCTAAATTAAGAAAATACGTTCGTAAAAGACTTGAAGAAATGGCTGGTTTAAGAAAACCAGTGTTAACTGAAAATAAGAAGTCTGCTGCATTAGTGAAACTTGATAACGTAATTGCTAAACAATTCAGTTTATTCGAAGGCGAAGTAATTAAAAAAAAAGGTGAGAAACTAAATGAAGTATTTGGCTTTAGTATAAAAGAAAAGTTTGCAAGTTTAGACCCTAATAATGCAAATGAAGTTAATAAACTTTTTAGTGAAGCATATAGAAACATTTTGACTAATCCTCAAATGGGTGCAATAGCTCAAGAAGTTAAAAAACTACAAATACCACAAAGATATGAGTTATTGAAACTATATGTTGAAAATGGTGGTGGTACTTTGAGATTGGGTCGTAATGGTGTTGAATATAAATCAGATGCTTTTAAATCAAAAGCAATGGGTAGTCAATTTGCTGGTGGTGGAACACAAGGAAAAACAACTTTTGGTGGAACTGTTGGTGAATCAAACAATGTTAACGAAATGTTTGGATTTGGTGTTAAAGAACGCTTTGCAAAATTAGACCCAAATAATGCACAAAAAGTTGAAAAACTTTTCAAACAGGCATTTAATGATATTATGATTAACCCAAGAGCACAAGCAATTGCTATTGCTGCTGGCACAACACCAATTGAAACCAAATATGATATCTTAAGACAATATGTTGAAAATGGTGGTGGAACATTAAGACTTTTGGATAGAGGAACTGTAAAATATGAACCACAGCAAACTAAAGATGCTGCTACACGAAGTCAATTTGCTGGTGGTGGAACACAAGGACAAACCCAAATGGGTGGTGCTGTAGGTAGATAAAACCAAACTTAATATTAAAAAACCCGAAGAAATTCGGGTTTTTTTGTAACATATCATTATCTTTATCGTATAATTGTTCTAAAATATACATTATTATGATACAATTTGATACATTAAAGTTTAAAAGAACCTATGTTGGTGGCTCAAAACAACGTGAATTGAAAATATTCAATAAAGTACAGGGTCTTGACGATAGTAATTCAGAAACCGACTGGCTTGAATATCGTAGAATATTTACCCAATATTCATACGACCTATTGATGGTTCTAATGAGTTGGAGATTTGTGTTGAATATCATCAGCTATGTCTTATTAGTTATTGCAGTTCTCGTTACATTGGTCAATTTATATGTTTCAATGGCAATCTTTATTCTTGGAATTATTTCCAGATTGATTTACATCTGGGTTAAATCCAAAGAGTTTAACCAATTATTTGCACATGATTTTGTACTTAAAATTGTATTCGACAAAATTCATGAACAAACAGGTTTTGTCCTCAATTATTAATACTTCACAGTATTTATAAGAAAATCACGATATGGACTACGATGATAGCAAATTGAAACTGATTTACATATTGAAGATTGGTTACAATACAAAGGATGAAGGACTATATGAATTTATTTTCTCGTTAGACCCGACAAATGTTGACGTTGAAGGCTGGTGCTGGGATTTAAGTCCTGCTTGTGATAATGCACTACCACCAACAGAAGATTATATCAATGCTATCTTTAATTTAAAAACTGGTTCATTTGATTTGTTCTGTTTATGTGAAGCTGTTGACAGAGAATACATGCATGGTTATCATACGATTCATGCATTAGCATATGAAATTGAAAGACTACCTGATGATAATGGAAGTTTTGGTGATTACGAAAAAATGTTTGAAAATAATAATGACGATAAACCATTACTTGTGTTTCACTACGGCATGACATTGGGTAAAGTTAAAGACTTATTGAATTCCAGAAAGATTATTTTGAAGAACAACGAATTCATTGAGACTACTTCAATAAAATTTTAGCCTATCCTACCTTATTCGGAGGAAAAGGTTTCGAGGCTTGATAGTGCACGAACATTACCAAGCCTTGCGGTTATAAGTTCATCGCACCATTTGGGCGAAGGAAATCGAAGCACGCTACGTCAAGATATGTAGCGTGCTTTGCTATTTTAGCACTTATCAACATTTATTAGTATTTATTATAAATATTTATAAATGTCGGAAGAAATTGACAAAATAGTTGGTGGTGCAGATGAACAGTTCCCTGAACACGTTCCTATAGTTCCAATCGACATACAAAAGGAAAAAGAAAAGGAAGAAGCCAGAAAGTTAGCAAGAGAATTGCGTAAAAATTCTGGTGGTATTGAACCAATCATTGTCACCAAAACACGTGGTGTAAAAAAAGCCAGCGAATTAACAATATATGAACAAGAGGATGAAATTATCCGATGCGCTGCAGACCCAATATATTTTATTGAAACCTATTTAACAATCTTTGACCAGACCAAAGGTAAAGCTGGTCTTATTGTTTTCTTCAAATTATTTGAATTTCAGAAAGAACTTATTCGTGCATATCAGGAGAACAGATTTGTTGTTGCGAATAAATATCGTCAGGCAGGTATTTCAACCACAACTTGCGCATATATTGCTTGGTATGTAATGTTCAATCGTAATAGACAGGTTGCTATTGTTGCAGATAAATTAGAAACAGCTACTGGTGAGTTAATGAGTGACGTTGTTGAGTTTATCGAAAACTGTCCAGTTTGGCTTAAACCAAAAACTGGTAGAAATACCGAAAAGAATTTAAAAGATACTCAGAAATTAAAAATCTACGATAACGATTCAAGATTAGGTGCGTTTGCATCTAAAACTTTGCGTGGTATGACACCAACACTATTATTCTGGGATGAAACTGCATGGGCAGAAAAGGGTGATAAGTTCTGGACATCTGCTCAACCAACACTTCAAACTGGTGGTGCAGCTATCATGGTAAGTACACCTTCTGGTCTTGATGCAGTATTCTACAAAACATTTGATGGTGCACGTAAAGGTGAGAACAATTTCCATGCAGTCGAATTGTGGTGGTATAATGACCCAAGGTACAATAAAGACCTGTGTTGGTTAAAGAATAAAGGTAAAACCACTGAAATAAAAATGGTAGATACTGGTTGGAGTATCGAACAACGAATAAAAATGGCTGACGATGGCTGGGAAGCCAGTTCACCTTGGTTCGAACAGCAAGTTAGAAATGCCAATGGAGACATGCGTAAAATCGCACAGGAACTTTTATGTTCTTTCTTGGGTTCTGGTGACAACTTTATTGCAGAAGAATATCTTAAACGTATTCAGGAAAATGAGATTAGACCACCAATTCGTCAGGAATACGTTGACAATAATATGTGGATTTTTGAAGACCCCGTTGTTGGTGAAGACTATATAATGGCACTGGATGCGTCACCGGGACACGGTGAGGATAATTCCACACTTAACATGCTCAAAACCATTGAAATAATAGAAGAAAAAATAATTACTAAAGGTGATAAGGTAAAAAAAGTTAAAATTAAACGTCATAAGGTTGAGCAAGTTGCTGAATATTATGGAAAAATAACTCCACAATTACTTGCAGAGGTTGCATATCAATTCGGTAAACGATATAATAATGCATACGCTGTTGTAGATATAACTGGTGGTTATGGCGTACAAACAGTTGAAAAACTTTTAGAGTATGGGTATGATAATGTTCATTTTGCCGAAGTAACTCACAAACCATCCAGAGATAGATTACAAGGCTATATTAAAAAAGGTCAGAAGGCAATGCCTGATGGACAGGTAATTAACGTGGACTTAATCCCCGGTTTTTTCATCGGTAATAACAGACCATCCGTAGTACTTGAAATGCAAAGAGCAATACATTTGGAAGATGTTATAATCAGGTCAGTTAGATTATTGAATGAGTTGAAAACATTTGTGACTGTTGCAGGTAACCGAGTTGCCGACCATAAAAGAAGTTTTCATGATGATAGTATTATGGGATTATCTATTGGTTTGTATGTATTGAATTTTGACATGGCAAGATTTAAACAGAGCAAAGGTATTACAGAAAAAATGCTTAACTCAATTCTTACAATAAACGATATTTCTGCAATAGGAAAAAAACAAGAAATTAAGAACAAACCATTGATTTCACCAAGCAGTGCATCACAATTAAATCCATATCAGGCAAATGCTTGGTTATTTACAGGATTAACTGAGAAAAAGAAAAACTAAAATGTATTTATGGTTGTAGACTTTTCAAAACTTTCTACGTATTTATAAAAAAGTATAAAAAATTATAAAAATGGCTGGCGAAGAACAAAATAAATTAGTAAAAGGTACTATATATCAAGAACTCAATAAAATGTTGAACCTTGATGGCTTTGGCTTTCAAGATTCTCAACCAGTTGCTCCAGTTGCAACACCTGAGAGAGCAAAGATTGTTATTAAAGGTAATACACCTGAAGAAATTCATCAAAAAGGTTTGGAGTTAGAACAAAAAAGAGAACTTCAAAGCAAATATTTTAGAACAACTGAAAGGGGATTTCAGAAGGCATTACAATATGAAGCAGCCAGACTTCCAGCATATATCGACTATGAAGGTATGGAATTCTATCCTATCATTAGTAGTGCATTGGATTTGTTCATGGAAGAAGCAACTACCATTGGCTTAAATGGTAAAATGTTGAATATCTATTCGAACAAGGAACGTATTAAATTTTTGCTTGAAGAATTTTTCTATGATATCGTTAATGTAAATGTCAACCTACCTTTCTGGGTAAGAAATACTGTTAAATATGGTGATAACTTCGTTTTACTTTATGGCGAACGTAAAAAAGGTATTACACACGTTAAACAATTGGTGAATTATGAAATTGAAAGATTCGAAAGAATTCAAAATGGTAAACCATTAGTTAAGTTCAAAGAAAGAATGACTGGTGATGAATACAACACATTTGAAATTGCACACTTTAGATTACTTGGTGACGACAAATATTTACCCTATGGTTCATCTGTTTTAAATAAGATTCGTAGAGTATTCAGACAATTGATTATGGCTGAAGATGCTATGTTAACATATCGTATTATTCGTGCAGGAGAAAAGAAAGTATTTAAAATTGACGTTGGTAATATTGATGAAGATGATATTGAAGAATACATCTACAAAGTTGCGACAAAATTCAAAAAGACTTCACAGGTTAGTCCAAATGACGGACAAATTGATTACCGTTTCAACATATTAGGAAATGACGAAGATTATTTTCTACCAGTAAGAAATGCTAATACACAGACTGGAATTGAAACACTCCCCGGTGCTTCCAACCTTGACCAGATACAGGATATAGAGTATCTCAGAGATAATTTATTTATTGGTTTAGGTATCCCAAAACCATTCTTGAGTTTCCAAGATGCTGCTGGTGCAGGTAAAAACATGGCACAATATGATATTAGATTTGCAAAGAAAATCAGTCGTATTCAACAAGCTATGATTCAGGAACTCAACAAAATGGCAATGATTCATTTGTACTTGTTAGGTTATAGTAATGAAGACCTTAAGAGTTTTACATTGACACTTACAAATCCTAGTACACAACAAGAATTGTTGAAATCAGAATTGATGCGTGATAAAGCACAAACTTACACAGAATTAACACGTGCTGAAGGTGGTATTGCAGCAATGTCACATACAACTGCAAAACGTTTGATTTTCAACATGAGTGATAGAGAAATTGTCGATGACTTGAAACAACAGAAAATGGAAAAAGCTGTTATGCAAGAACTTGCTGACACGCCAGTTACTATTAAGAAGACTGGATTATTTACTGACATCGATAAGAGATATGGTGAACCAGTTGAAGGAATGCCAGTTAGCGGTGGAACTGAAGGTGGTATGCCACCTGCAGGCGGTGGCGCAGGTGCTCCACCACCAATGGGCGGTGCTCCCCCAATGGGTGGCGATGCAGGTACACCAATGGGTGGTGGTGCAATCGGTGGTGCTCCACTTGGTGGCGGTGCTCCCCCAGCAGCAGGTGGCGCAGGTGCTCCACCAATGATGGAGAATCGAAGATTCACCGAAGAAGAATATGATAGACATATTGAAAAACTCGTATATGGTAGTACTCAAGAACCAGAACATAAAAATGAGATTGCACATAGAGAGATTATTCAAGAAAATAATGAGATTAACGATAAATTAAATCAAAATGCATTAGAAATGATAGGCGAGATTGATAGATTACTTGAAAGCTCCGAAAGTATCAACTCATTGCAAAAAATTAATGAAGCACAAGACGTTGATATTGAAGATATTGAAAACATTGAACTACCTGAATAATATCAGGTAGCTTAATGTGAGAAACGTTTATAATTAATTACAGTATTTATAATAAATCGAATTATACTATATGAAAAACACCAACATAGGAATTGCTAATTTGATAATTTCTAACAAATTAAAAGATTCGTACTTCAACGATAAGTTGATTGAAGAATCAAAGAAAGTCGCTTTCGA